CCATAATGCTCGCAAACTGTGTGACAATCCCATACTGAAATTCCTCATCCTGAGTGACCCACCAGACATTGACGCTGGTTCCATCCTGCCCAAACGTGCCCAAAATGTTACCGTTATCATCTTCGATGTCACCAAAGACACGCCAATCAGTAGAAGGTGCAGGTTCCTTTTCAATCCTAAAGTTCTGCAGGTTCATTTACCCACCTTCAGACTGTTCGCTTGCACACCCTTGAAAGGCATCGTGAGGAAGCCCAGCGCAGCAGACATCGCAGCAGTGAAACCAGCCGCTACAGCCTTGCTTCCGTAAAGTGCCATCACTGCGCCAAGCTCGGCGAGCGTGTCTGCTTCAGCTGTGCGGATGCCATCGCCAAATACAGTCGAGAAGGAAGCAGCGAATGCGACCAGGACAACAACCAACAATCGCGGAATGGATATTGAATTCATCTTTGTAGACTCCCCTCGATCATCGCGACACGACTCTCGAGTTTACCGAGGCGCTCTTCGATGCGTCGCACTTCCTGTGCCTGTCCTGACAGTGTTGATGAGACATTCTCGAGCTTGACATTCAGCACATTGATGCTCACTTGCAATTTAGTGTAGGTTCCAATTACGGCCCCTAATACCAGGACAAGTTGTCCAATCAGCGCTACAACGACCTCGACTGTCATGCCATCACTCCACTTTGTATCTTCACTCTAATATGGTGGCACCAGAGCATATCTCGCATCACGCAGTCGGTTAACCGTTTGACCTCGATCGGAGCGCGATTGTTTGACTGACTTCGTTCGAATGTCCCCAATCGCTTCCGATCACTTCGTAGTATGGTGCGAGGTTTTGTGGATTCCCGGATGTGTAGATTCGGTCATCGGCCTTGACTTCGACTTCAGGTGAACACGTCAGCGTCCATGTGCCAGCCTGTTCAATCATGCCTCCGACAATACCCTCAGAATCGCCCGTGTTGGCGATTGTGGCGCGAATCTCAGCGACTTGTATCCAGTGCTGGCTGATGCCTCCGATGCCGTCAGACTGGTTAATGTTTCGCCAGATCTGCACACGGTCACTGTATGCGTAGTTCGCGAGCGCGACTTTTAGCGCGGTAACGTATGGCGCCGGGATCATACGAACACCATGGGGCTGTATCGCTTAGCCTGGTCGAGACAATGCTCGCGGAGTGCGGACATCTTCGCGTCGACCTGTCCATCCTTCACATCGATGAGATGTGTGATGCTCGATGCTTTGCGAATCCATCCCTGTCGCGCAGCTGCGCGGATGTCATAGCGTTCGTTATTGGCTGGACCGATGTCCTGCCACAGGAGGTCTCCGCTTCCATCGTTCACCGTGTAGTTCAGCGTCTGCGTCCACTGTGGGAACTGTGGTTCGGTGGCGCTCGATGTCCCAGCGATAACGCACTGGTACAGTCGACCATTCGCGACGGTTGGAATCACGATGTCGCCAACGACATAGGCTGTAGAAGCAGTCCAGACCGACCAGCGTGCGTGGTCGTCGACGAGCTGCTGGAGCGCAGTGGAATCCAGCTGTGGGTATTGGTCAGATGCGACCATCCATGCGAGGCGTTCAAGTGCTTGTGTCCGTGTGTATGGCATGAGCGATTCCTAGTAAAACAAAAAGGGAACGGGAATGGTATCCCGCTCCCCTTGACTGCGAAGTCAGGCAGCCTACGAAGCGGCAGCCTGAAGGACGATGATGGAACCAGGGACCTGATCGGCCACGGTTGCGGTGACGTTTCCGACGTCGAAGCAGTTGAACGCATAGCGCTCGGTTGCCTTGAACGTCAAAGCATCCTCGACGAACTTGACCTGGTCGGAAACTTCAACCGTGACTCCACGACGATCACCGAACGCGACACCCTTGGAGAGGTCTCCGAGGACTGCAAGCGTCTTAGATACGCCGGTTGCGGATGGCATGTTCTGAACGAACGAGATCGGAATACCGAACAGTGTTGGTTCAGGACCATACGCATTCTGGATGTCCATGATGCTGTTTCCAGAGAGTGCAATCAACTTGTCTGCGACTGCGTTGTAGAACACGTTCTTGTGCATATACCAGCGTGGGTTCGTGGCGTATGGCTGGAGTTTGCCGACCATGGACTGGAAGTTCGCGAGCGTGAAGCTCGAGAGGTTGGTCTGTGAGCCGGATGGTCCGACAACCATGGAAGCGATGCTCGAGAAGGTTCCGGAGAGAGCCTTGATGCGAGGCATGATTCCAGTGATGGAGCCATAGGTGGAAGTACCGTCGCCCTGGAATGCAGCTGCGTCTTCAGCGAGTGCGAGACCGTATGCGAAGTCCTGTGCCAAAGTAGCACCGAAGTCGATGACGGTATCCTCGTTGAGTTCCTTGGACACGATGGTCAGGATGGCGAGTTTCTTGGCTGCGAGTGCGACCTGCGTGAATGCGATGTCGGATGCAGTGATTGCAGTGGCTTCACCAGGATAATAAGTCGTGGTCGAAGTCGATGCATTCGGGACATTGAGGACATCAGATGTCATCGGGTAAATACGGGAGAAGCGACGTGCTACACCGTACTCGTTGCGAAGCCAGATCAGGCTGGACGAAACGATTTCAGGAACAGTGAATCCACCCTGTCCGTTGTCGCCTTCGGTCTGTGACTTGACGCCATTCTCAGCGCACCATCGTGCAGCCTTAGCATTTCCAAGGACTTCGCCACGGACCCACTGGCCGAAGGCGTATGCCTTGAAGTTTGCCTCTTCACGAGTACCAGGGAATGGGTTACGGGTTACACCACCGGACTTCCATGGCTCAGACTTTGGCGCTTCAGAAGCGACAGGAGCAGGAACATTGCCGAACTCCTTGAGCATCTCGATGCGCTCAGAGAGGGACTTTGCATTTGCATGGAGGCGAGTGGCTTCGGCCATATCTCCACCGTTGATGAGGACTTCCTTAGCGGCAGCAATTGTAGACTGGCGCTGTCCTTCGAGTTGTTCGATTGTCATTGACTTAACTCCAAGATCATGAGCTCACGAAGGAGAGCGGACTTCGCTTCCTCGATATCGCTCGAGTATTCGACGATGGTTTCTTCCGTCTCGACCGCTTGCTCTCCAAGCTCAGCCCAGATGGTCTTTGCGAATCTTGTCGACTCGCTACGTGAGAGACGGACTGCATCCCGCAGGCGTCGCTCCACTTCCCGAATGGATGTCGGACGCTCGAGCATAGCCTTCAGGCTTTGCGCTTCAGCGACCGGGTCCTTCACTTTGCTGTTCAGTTCCTTCGCACGGTTGGCGAATGCATCGATGATGGCATCCACATGCCCACTGCCGAGTCCACTGTCATATGCAGCTGTAACTCCAGCACACAGACGCTCATAGAGTGCCTCGAGTCCTTCGTGGACCATCTCCTTGTCAAGGTCGCCGTAGACAGACTCGACGAATGTCGCCACGTCTTCTCCTGGCGCGACAGGGATAATCATCTCTTCTTCTTCCATGCCTTCTCCATCCATCTCGCCATACATGTCCTTAAGTGACTTGACCATATTCATCGGTTCCGCTGGTGTTGGTGTGAGTGATGCCTCACCGATTGGCCAGCGTGTGATTTCGTATCGGCCATCAGCAGATTTCTTGCGCTCGACCATGTGACCAGTTGCTCCGGAGGAATATCCGAGTTTGCCAGACTTGGCGAGGTCGGCGATCATCTTCTGATATTCATCAGCCATCTCGACCTGTGCTTCGTACCAGAGACCCTTGTCATCCATGGTGATGTAGCCGGTACCGATGCGAGACTTCCCGATTATTCGGTCCTGTCCGTGATGATAGTAGAGGTTCATCGGAACACGATCGCCGGACTTCATCGGTCGACCGAAGTCGGTCTCCTTCGTGAAGTAGTCGCCCTCGAGGTCCTGACCGCCAAAGCGTACCAGGTAACCACGCACACGACCGGAATCGTCTGCTTTGATTGCACTCCCGAAGTTCACCAGTGTCTGCATCATAAATCCCTCAGTGGCACAACGACTGCCTGTGGACCCCATAGGTCGGTTGGAACAACCTTCCCGAAGTCCGACAGGCTGGTGCCTGTTTCCCACATCCTATACCGTGACGGCCCGAGCACCTGTCGACGTTGCGCTTCTGTCAACATCATAAACTGCTCATCCCTCGTCGGAAGTTCCGGCGCTTCGTCGAACGCATCCGGGTCGAGCCCAGCGAGTTCAGCATACGTCGGAGTGATTGGGACTATCGTACACCTACAGTTTGGATGCGATGGAACGATTGTTGCAACAGGGTTCGGTTGTCCATGCAATGCCCAGCATACGGGACACACGTTAACATCACCAGCAGACACGCGAGACCAGCCACGCACAATGGACAGATTCGCTTCGAATGTCTGTCGCTGTGCTTCGCGGTTGGCTCGAATCATTTCTGTCCGTGCGATGGTTGCAGCTCGTGATGGTGCCAGCGTCTCATACGTCCGCGCCATGCGACGAGCGACCTGTAGCGGGTTCATTCCCTGTGCGACACCGATGGTGACGTGGTCGCGTGCAAATGGTCCGATGGCTTCGTAGAGTGCCGCGAGCGGTGAACCATCAGCAGCGAAGCCGACCACATTCGTGATGGCTTCGACCGGCAGTCTGTTCCAGTTGAGATCGATGGCCATGCTCACCGAATCAGGGATACCAGCCACGGCACGCACAAGGTCTTCCTGCATGTCTAGCGAGAGCTGGATGGCGCTTCGCTGTCCGTTGCTGGCGATGTCGGTCGCCCGTGGAGCGAACTCCGTGACCTGTCTGGACATCTGCTCGTTCAATGCCGCGAGGCGCACCTGGTAGTCATTCAGTGCCGTTACATCTTCGCCTGCTGCCTGTGCTTCCTCAATCGCCTGAGTTATCTCCTCGAGGCGCTGGAGGTTGTCTGCTTGCAGAACGCCATACGTCCTCCGCATCTCAGCGAGTGCGGAATCTTCACGAGCACGAAGCCGGTTCCGGTATCGCTCATTGACTTGATAGATGTCAGGCATCGGCGTCTGTCAGCTCGTAACCATAGTACGGATGATAGGACTTCCCGTTCTCCTTCGGCGCCATGCGCTTCAGAATCTCTTTGCGTGCAGCTGTGGCCCAGCGATATCCAGCATCACCGCCCCATGCAGCCCATGCCACGCGACCAGCGGACGGATAACCTTCCTCACCTGGTCGGAATCCTTCCGCTTCCTTGTCTACTTCGTGACGTCGAAAAAACGAATACATCCGAAGGACAGTCGATTCGCTGAGTTTCTCACCAGCGATGATCTGATTCGCTCGAGCCCATGCGACAGCAGTGCCACCATCACGACCAGCATCACGCCATTCGATGGCGCGTTGTGCTTCTTCCTTCATCTCTTTGGACGGGAAGAACTTCAGCCCGGGTTCGGATTCATCCTCGAATGCTTTGGTCTCTTCGCGTACCGTGACAGGTAGCAGTTCAAGGTGTTGAATCGGATCGAGTCCAACAGCCTGTAGAGCAGCAGTCGGTTCGAATCCAGCACGAATCAGAGAACCAGCAGCACTCACGAGTTTCGCAGTCTCATCAGCTGTGCGTGCCGTCGAAACTGGCACCGCATCAGGGACCAGCAGTTCCTGTCCGCCGATCTGCACAGGCACAGCAGTCGGATGGTAATAACCTTCGTCATCGTCCGATGGTGTCACACCTGCGACACGCTTCGCGGTTGCGAGGTCCACGATACCAGCCTTATACAATCGCTCAGCACGCTCAGCGTCTTCGTTCAGGTCAGCCTGTAGCGCCGGCACATTCGCCACATCAAACTCGAGATAATCGCCAGGCTGTGTTTCTTCGTAATCTGGAAGGAGCGCGATGGTCAACGCTTCAGCCATCTGACGCATGAGAGGAATCATTCCGTCAGTCCATGCCGAACGCGTCGCCTGCTCGAGGTTCGAATAGGTAGCACGCTCAAGACCACTGCCGAGCTGGAGGACGAGAGGATTCAAACCAAGAGCTGCACACACGCGCTCTTCCGGTTTGCGTCTGATCTCATCGAACGCCATCTCGGATGGTTTATGCGAAACTTGCTCGACCTTGAATGGTCCAGTCATCACCAGAACGCTGCCGGCATTATCGCCCGTGAAGTCCTGTTGCAGTTTGCGCTTTGTCTGGCGTGCATCGTCTTCGCTTAGGTCTTCGACTCCGCCCTTGTAGTCTGGTCCGACCATGATGGAAGGCATTCCACCGTTTCGAACCATGCCGAACGCAGCTGATGCAGCGACGTTGTCGGTCGCGATCTCACGAAGGACAGACGTTACAGGCGAACGACCGAAGCGAGAATCCTGCGGATCTCGACCGTATCGGATGTGAATCATATCCTCGAGGTCGATGTTATACGACGTGCCATCGACTGTGTACTGATACATGGTGAGAGGATTCACCTTGTTTCCGACTGGACGCACCATGTCAGCCGCGAGGTATTGCAGACCAACGACACGACCAGCGACACGGACCTTCCTAAAGTAGGCATTTCCGAGGAGTTGATAGTCTGGCAGAATCCACGACCAGACGAGCGAAGGTGGAACATTCGGTGTCGGTTGCGCGAGGAGTTGAAGAATCGGATGGTCTGCGACTGTCTCGACCTGTCCATCAGGCATCGGTCTGCGGACCGCTGGAACACCTTGTGACCAGTTCCTGATGTACCAGTCCATGCCAATCGCGACGATGCTGTTCAGCATCAAGTCGCCAGCCTGATTCCTCCAGTTGAAACTTGAGCCTGGAAGGTTACGTGTCAGCAGGGACCAGAAGTCGCCGTTTCCAGTGCCAGTGAAGTAGGACGTCTGTCGCTGAATCAGCGGAGGCGGAAGGAGTGCGGATGGTGCGGCAGTTGCTTTGCCTCGCAGGCGGTCAAAGAGTCCCATGCTTCTATTGTGTCCTTATCATGTATCAAACTGCACCCCAGCCACCGCCACGACCGACGAGCTCGTCGTAGGCATCGGTGAGCGCGTCGACGATGTCGTCATTCTTGCCGAGTGGAAACACTCGAAGCTCATCCAACAGTGTACGGTTCCAATCACTGGCGACCATGTACACGTTTCCACCAGCGACCTGTGAGGCGAATGGTTCAGCCCGAACATCCTTCGCTCCTGTGACCGGCAGGATGTTCACCGCGCTTCCGTGGAGGAGTCTGAGCATGTGCATCGCTTGACTCTTACCAGCCTGGCCGGGGTCCTGTGGGAGGCGCACACGCACACCACGTCCATCAAGTGCAGCTGTCTGTTTGATGAGTTTGTCTCGCTGATCTGTCTCGAACTGTCCTCGAACGACATCGAGAATCCAGATGCGACCATCAGCATCACGACCCATCTTTACACCGACCGTGAAGTCTCCGCTCCCTGCTGTGGCTGCGAGGTCCCAGGCGCGTGACATCTTCTGACAGTTCGGCGTGGATGCTTCGATTGTGATGCGTTCGGTACGGAAGAAACTTCCCTCGCGTGGTGTCGGTTGTTGCTGATACAAAGCACTCCAGCCGTAGTCTCCGGAGTTCGCGACCATGACCTCCTTGATACGTCCAAGTTCCTTCGTGTCGTATCGCTCTGGCCACAGAGCTTCGCCAGGCATTCGCCCGATCTGGTCTGACTCCTCCGCAATGGCCGGAAGGTTCAGCACTGTCCATCGATGCGGTTCACTCGAGATCGCGCGGCTGGTGATGTCGTCGTGATGCCAGCGTGTCGAGACGATGATGAGAGCACCCTTCGGTTCGAGGCGCGTGTAGAGGTCGTCTGTGTACCAGTCCCATGCTTTGTCGCGGAACAGCGCGGATTCGGCATCCTCGCGACTTCGAATCGGGTCATCGATGATAATGCGCCTGAAGCCCACGCCAGTCGGAGGAGAGCCCACGCCACGCGCCATGAAGGTTCCTCCCTCCGGCATACTCCACTCATCCTGTGCTGTGTTGTCCTTCGAGAGTTTAGTCCTGGACGAAACGATCTGTCTGGACTTCCTGCTGAAGCGTCTCGCGATGCGCTCGTTGTAAGCAGTGACCAGCACGTTCGCGAACGGGTCTCGCTCGATGCAATAGGCGCCATAGCGCACCGTGACTGTCTCAGTCTTCCCGTGGCGTGGTGGCATGTGAATCGCGAGTCGGTCAATCTCACCGCGCTCGACTGCGTCAAGGTGCGACGCGATGGCGATGAGATGCCGAGCGGTGTACGACCAACCATTCGGGAGCGTATCCCGAAGGTAGTCCAGATAACAGACGGCTGTCTGTGCGCTAGTTACTGTCCGGAGGTTCGGCAGCTGCGGTGAGAAGTTGAATCGAGAAGTTCGAAATGCGCTCATGGAGAGCTGCAATTTGGGCAGCTGATTGGCCATTGATGTAACGCTCACTTTGCGCTGTGCGTGCTATCGCCTGTAGCGCCTTCAGGCTGTCCTCGAGCACAGATGTCAGAAGGTCATCGAGTGACTTCGTTGGAAGTATCGTCGAGGTGATGTCGTGTCGACTGCCTTCGACAGGTGCCTTCATTCTGTCCCGAATCGAGATGATGGTCGTGCGTGGCAACCCACACGACCGTGCAATAACCGAAGGACTTTGACCAGCAATCAAAGCCGACTCAACCTGTGCGAGAATCTCTGGATCTGTTGTGTTACCCCGTGCCATGATTCTATTCTGCCTCTTCCTGGCGAACTCTGCGTCGGTAGTGCATCTGTCCGTGGCACAGATAACACAACACCTGGACATCCTCTATTTGCTCGCCACCCAATCGAATGTAGGTCAGGTGATGGACATCGAGCTTGTATCCATCCTCCTGACGCTTCCCACACTGCTCACATGTCCGACCGGACCGCTCGAGTGCTTTGGTTCGAATATCCTGCCATCGCTGAGAGCGCATGTACTTGCGACGATAGTCGCGCCATGTCTCATCGATGACCGCGCTGCAGGCGCCTATGGCCTTCAGGAGAGAGTAAGTGTTCGCCCATGGCTTCGCCATCACTGACGTTATGATTTTGTCTGTGTCCACTTGATTTCGTCCTTGACTGGATGAAACTCGCCCCACATCCAATCGTCCGCGTACAGCGATTCTGGATCGAGTGTGAGGCCCTGTAGAGTCTTTGATTCAGTGTCTGACGTGTGCATCACGAATGCCTCGTATAGGTCGACATAACGAATATGGACGTCATGGTCAAAACATGCTCGAGTGATTGGCTTGCCATTCATCAATGGCTCGATTACTTCACTGAACTTCATTCGATGACCTTCTTTGCAAAAACAACTCATCCAACTTTTCAGACATGTTTATCAAACTAGATCGCATCTTGAATGCTGGTTCAATGTGAAAACTCGACAAGTCTCTCTTCTGATGTATTCGTAACGCTGTTCTTGTGTCAGTCATCTTTATCAGTAAAAGACCTTCCACTTTAGATGTTTTTACTATCAACCAGCCCACCTGAAATGACCCACATACACCCGCTACTGTTGCGGCAATAATGGTGTCGATAAACTCATTGTCTCCTGGTTCATAAATCATTCGACCACCGTCCAATCTCGCGCCAGGACATCGGTCCCTGTCAATGTTGCGAAGCCCTTCGAGATCCATTGGTTGCTCCCAGTGAGCTCATAGCGCATCAGTGCACCTTCGACGAGCCTGAGTTTCCAGCGTGCTCCATCACGTTGCACAGCTGCACCAGCGCGAATCGATTCCATGATGGTGTCGAATGTCTTACGTGTATAGCCGACGTTTACACCTTTTCCGCAGATCAGGAAATAATCGACGCGAAGCGATGGCTCAGTCGACAACCACTTGTTGAAGCGTCGTGAGTCAATGCCATGTGATTCGACAGCCTCGCGACGGTCGATTCCCTGGACAACCATGTCTGCGACTTTGGCGACGATGTCTCTCTTCTGGTCGAGCGTGTGCATGATGTCGCGTGGTGTTGATTCGCCACCATGACCAGCTTCGTTGAGCCATTTCGAGATGATGGCCCGTGGCATTCCGATTTGAGCTGCTGATTTGCTGATGCTGTGTCCTTCAGCCATCAGTGCGATAACCTTCGCCAGCATCTCAGCCTTCTGTTCCTTTTTGTACATGTTTACCCCTTCAAGTAAAACACCAGGCACATTCGGCGGGAATGTACCTGGTGCGACAGCGAGTGTGAAAGCGCAGAAGTTACTCGCTGGCGTCTTCACCGAAGGGGTCTTCGATATCATCGGTCTTGATAGTTGGCTGTGCGATCTTCGTGAGTTTCTTCTTCGCACTCACTGGCGCGACGCTGACGATGGCATTCGTCATGTTGCCACGCGTGTTGAGCTTAGCATCGACTGTGACCATCCACTGCTTTGCGAGCATGTCGTCAACGTCGAGCTGGTGAAACTCAGCCTGTGTCAGGCGGCGCCCGAGCATACCGTCAAGAAGCACCGTGAGTGCCTGGCGGTCGTTGCCGTATCCCTGACGTGTGTACTTGAAGAAGCGGTAGGCGTTGCCGTTGCTGTCGCCATACTCAGTCGTTTCGAACGTGAACTTGAAGTTCGGAAGCATGACGCTCGGGTCATCGTACGATGGACGGTCGACCGACTCGAGGTTCGCCAAACGGCAGACGTATGCACCTGCTGGTGCTGCTTCAAACTGTGAGCTGCCATCGCTGAACGATGCGTTAGAAAAGAAACCCATTCTCGATACTCCTTTGGTCATAAGACCACTCTGATGATGACAGTGCTGGATCAATCACCAATCCAGTAAGTTATTCTCCCAGCACCATCACGGTTGACATTACCAAACATCAAACCATCTGTCAAACATTTAGTCGATGCTGTTCCGTGTGCCAGCGTTAGCGCCCGGCACGCAGGAACAGTTTCGACTTATACCCCTAAGCGAGCAACATCCAACATGCTCGCAGGGGGGTTTCCAAAGGGGGGATTTTCCTGACCTGTTCCCGTTTTCTTATCCTTAAGGGCGGAACAGGTCGGGAACAGGTCGCGGGAACAGGTCAAACGCCTATAAAAGGCCAGTCGGACGGTAC